TCATACCCGGCGGTGTTGTAGGCAGTGGCGGCGATATAGTATTTGATGCCCGGTTCAAGTCCTGTGATAATGTACTCAGTCACATTCCCCACGTCCGCAGGAGGCCCGTAGTCCCTTGACGCCGTCCCCCAGTAGATTTTATAGCCTCCGATGTCCGGTTCGCTGTTGGGGTCCCACATAACCCTTACGTCTGCCGCATGTGCAAGTCCGACACCGACAACAAGCAGGAATATACATGCCATAAGTAATTTTTTCATTTTTAAACCTCCTTTATTTTCGCCCTTCATGGTTTTTAAACTCCCATTATTTTCGCAGGAATTATGCCCATTATCCTGGATATTTCAACGCCCATGATTTTAGGAAGCCCTATTATAACTGAGACATTTGCCGGATATTCAGTGAGTGTCAGTAATACTGCTCCACAACTAACAGCAACGTCAGCAGTAACTGAGACGATAGCTGCATGTTCTGTAAGGATTAAAGAGGCTACCTCACAGTCAACAGCTACATTAACCGAGACGTTTGCAGGATATTCAGTGAGCGTCAGGGACGCTGTTCCGCAATCAACAGCTACATTAGTCGTCGTAGGAGCTTCGTACTCCCAATACAGGACAGGTTTTCCATATGACCACTCAGCGACGGGCGTTTCCGACTGCTGGAGGATTACAGGTTTCCCGAATGACCACGTTGTTTTCGCCATTACGTCACCGAGGAGTTAGGATCAATGTATAATTTGCCGTCTGCGTCGTATTTGTTAATGTAGATCGTCACCCGCACCTTAGATTCCGTTGCCGGTGTCAGCGTCACGGATAAGTATTGTGACCAGTCAGCAGCGCCCGACCGTTCGGCGCATGAGTTGTTCGAGCGCAGTTTCATTATGGTGTATTCTGTGGTGTCGTCATAACTGTCAACGTATTCCGCCTCGATCCAGAGTTCATCGGCATTGGTGGACATTTGATAACACTGCACATAGTATGTGATTGTTGTTCCCGCCGTCGTGATGAAGTACTCTTGCGACAGGATGGGATAAGACAGTTCCGACATTTCTCCTACCTGAACCGACGATCCGTTGCACGTTATTTCAACAACTTCATCCGCGCCATTGATGCGTTTCTGCGGATCGCCCGACCCCGCGACCACGGCAGTGTTTGTCATCCCATAGTATTGTGATGGAGCGGCAAAATGCGCGCCCAACACCTTGCCGTAATTTTCGATATTTATGCCGGAAATCCCCCGCATTGCGGGCAGCCCCCCTCGAAGTGTGCCATTCGTGCCACCGAGCTTCACGTCACGCCCCCGTATTAGAAACGCTTGAGCTGTCGGCAAAAATACATCGTGGTTGCTATTTGCCACCTCGACCCCGATATTGACATTATCCAGCTGAATAATACCGACATTGTCGCAATAGAGGCCATACCCTCCGCATTTATTAATCGCCGTGTCAATCATAATGAGCCCCCCAGGGGCAACTCGGACGCCATGCTGTGCTGTTCCTGAACCCGAACCGAGGATATTGCAGCGATTAAGAATGGCTGAAAGACTATATGCGGTAAAAGCGACTTTATTCTGATCCTGATGGAACAGGCATCCCTTGAACTCAGTGAGATAGTTACGCAGCCACACGATGCCATAGTCATCACCTGAATCCCGGAACTCCAGATTACGGAATGACCAATAATGATATGTTATCAGATACAGATTATAAGCAGTATTCTTGAAATCAATGCAGGGCACCGCATGCGGATCCGCCGTCCATGTTGACAGCTTGATTGTCCATGCCGAATCATCAATCGACTGTGCCAGCGCGTAATCTTCATCAGCCGAGATGGCGCATGCGCCGTCGGTGTCGGTAACAGTCGCCCCGGAATACTCCCGGTCGATGATGAACGTGTTCGAGTCGGTAATGTAGTTAATAACATATCGTTTGCCGTTGGGCGCGGTGACGTACCGTCCGGCGTGCGCTTCCCGTGAAAGTGTTGCCCCGACCACATTATCAACGGTGGCGCTGCCGTTTGTCCAGTCAGCTTTAGAGAGCGATACAGAGCCGCGGGGCCAGCCGATCACCTTAATCCAGTTGTTATATGTGCCACCGTAGGCGGGCTGTATGTCGGATGTCGGATTACCGGAGTATTCAACATGCGTCCGCCGTACCCACACAATATCACCGGCGCTCAATCCCCCGGATTCAACCGCATGCTCAATCGTCGCCCATGCAAGATCGGTCGTGGCGCCGTTATTTTCGTTATTTCCGGTCGTGGAGTCAACAAAGTAGTTAGCCATTGCGTGCCTCCATTTCAGACCTGCTTTTCAAATCATCCAGTTTCTGCCCTTCATTGAGCAGTTCCTTACTCACGAGCAATTCCACAATTTCCGTCTCGGTATAGACTTTCTCCGGCTCAGGGGGCGGTTCGCCGTATTGCGACATCCGCCGGAGCATCGCCTCTTCAATCTGTTTTTGTGTCGGCTGTCGGCTGAAAAACAAAAGTTCTCCGCTCGTGCCTGTCCCGTCGTCGATCACCATCCTAACTTCCCATCCCCACCGACGGGCCGTGGTGTCGATGTAAGCATAACGGCATGTTTTGTTGTAGTTGATCCAATCCATGTCATTCCTCCAATAGACACTTATTCACTGCTTCGTCCTTTCATGTAAATATCATCATCAAGTTTGTTCCTGTGTTGGTAGATTGCTAAAAAGCAAACGTTCTCCATTTGTGCCGGTCCCGTCGTCGATCACCATTACGATCACCGTACCTAGCGCTACCATCTCACAATAACCATACCCGGTCTACCTGCTCCGCCGCTATATTGGGGTCCGGCTGAGTACCCGCCTCCCGATCCGCCTGAGCCGTAACCACTGCCGGAAGAACCCGTGTACTGAATCCCCGTTGCGCCGATACCGAATCCCATTGCAGGAGATCCGCCATGACCGCCCCTCACGTGGTCATAATTATAAAGTGATCCACCCGACCATATCCATTCTTCCGAATACTTCCCGCCGCCGCCGCCGCGACCGCCTTCCATGCTAAAGAGAATATCAGTATCCGAACTTATCAGAGTCCTTGCGCCGCCTGCGCCGCCGCGGGTGACGCCGCTGAGTCCAGAATCGCCGCCACTGCCTCCATGCGCGGTTAAAAGAGAACCAAAAGTTGTATTGCCGCCGTTACCGCCACTGGCCGCGCCCGCCGCTCCGATGGTGACAGCAACTGAGGAATAACCAGAAAGATTAACGACCTTACAGATAACCTCGCCTGCGCCTCCTCCTCCGCCGCTATAAGCTTGTCCGGCGCCGCCAGCGCCTCCCCCACCGACAGCGATAACGATAACATGGGTATAGTTCGCAGGTCGGTAGAACGTGCCGTTCGATGTGAAGATCTGCTTATTTTTAAAGATGTGCGATAGTGTCAGTCGGACATCATTTCCTGCGCAGGCATCAGTCGCCCCCGTCCCGAGCTTCCTCAGTCCCTCTACGCTCGCCGCCGGTGATTTCAGGCTGCTATGGAGCATAACAGCGGTAATCTCGTTGGAGAGATTCGTGATGATCGGCTTGTTATTAGCCGTGTTCCACATCTCCTGATACGCCGTGTTTGTCTCATTGCGTATGCCGTAGCGGTGGCTCGATGTATTCAACCGTGTCATGCCCGCAACGGGGTCGGGCGGATTATTGTTTCCAGAAAACGAGGATTTCAGCGTGGCGAAGTTGTTTCGCATTTGCTGGACGTTCAGCTCCGTTACATGCGTCCAGTCCGGGATTCCATCTGTAAATGCTTGAGTCATAATTTTATCTCCTTTAATGTTGCTTCTATCTCGATCCGGGCTTGTTCAAGTCCGGCCTGTTTAGTCTTCCACTCAGAAATATCTTTCTTAAATTTGACCTGCGCAGTCAGAGCGAACTCGTTATCTCCCAAAGCATACGCCAGTGATTTCGTAGCCACCACGTTATCACCATCCATCAGTTTCAAGTAAGCGATGTATTTGTTATTGTCCTGTAGTACTTTGTCTAATATGATTTTCATAACTAACTCCAATATGCAGTCTTCATGTTAAGCTCATGGAGATATGAGTGAGTTGCAATGTTCGGATCAATGATCTCAACCTTCACCTGTACATACCTCCCTGAGATTTCAGGCGCGCCGATTTCAAAGCCGGTAATTTCTTTTTCCGGCGGGGTGAAGTCATCATACAATAACGTCGCCTTGATCATTCCCACCTCTCCCGGCGTCCATACCTGATACCATCGTTGTCCCGGGGCTATCCGATCTCCCCACGTATCTCCCGGCTGGAACACTCCACCCCACATTAGATCCTGGCTGTCGATACCCTGTATGAAGTCGCCCCAGATCCTCACTGTCTGAATTGATCCGAGATCGTAGATCGGAGATTTCCATGTGCCGGTGAGAACACCTCCGGAATGAGCACATCGCAGGCAATCAACCTCGTTATAGACATGGTGTTCTGTATTATCATGCGTCCCTGTCGTGTAATCCCAGCTCCATGCATCAATATCAAGGTATCCCGACGGCCCGAAAACAGTCACCTGCGTAGAAGCAGCATGAGCAGAATAAATGCCTGCGTTGGTCATCGCTTTTATCCACAACGTCAATGTCCCGGGCTTCATGCCTACCAACCTGAAATTGGGCGTCTCGTTCTGCCCTACTACCAGGCCTCCCACCCAGCCTGCCCCGCTTCGCACCTCGTAAACGAACACATCGGGTCTATCTATCAAGTCAGCAAAGATGCTTACCGAATCACCCGCCGCCATAGCGGTGAATCCCGTCACGTCAGGAGGAGCATCAATGGCGCCGACAATCGTTTTGGAGGCCGTATAAGCGCTGTCGAAATCTTCCTTTGTCCCCCAGATCGACACCGTAACGAGCCGTGCATAGTAGGTCTCTCCCTCTTCGACGGGATCGATCAGGTAGTCATTAGTAGCCGTGGTCATAAACTTCCAGTCACCATCTCCTATTTTCAGGTATACGTCGCAATGATCGAACCAGGGATAATTGAGGGGACGCTCGAAGTCCACTTTCAATCGTGTAAAGGATCGGCCCCGGTAGAAATACTGCTCCTCGGTCATCGAAACATTAGAGACTGACGGCACCGGATCCTTAATGTTCGGGAGAATGGTGTCATGGAAAACATGCTCGGTGATCTCATAGATATCATCGTAGAACTGATCGTACTCCTCCTCGAGGGACAGGGCGACATTGCCATCAAAACCGATACCCATAGAGTTCACCCGCATGATCTTCTTGTCCCATCCAGGCCGCGTATGAGTCAGCCAGATCAAATCATGGGGTTCAAGCTGCATCGCCCGCGAGTGAGAAGTCAAACCTGCTGTTTTATTCAGCCGCAGTCGTTCGAGAAAATAATTCGCCATTTTCATGACATTCTCGGTACTGGTAATTCCTTTCACATCGATCTGTTCTTCTCTGATATATCCATCCTTCTCCTGAGCTGCGAGATCAACAAGCTGATAATCATCTTCAGTGTGCTTCTTCTCCGGATTAACCCATCTCATTCGCACCGCATTAGGAGTATTAAATATAGACGGCTGTGTAATCGAAAGCGTTGATTGTCCTCCCTGTTCCACCACCATATCATCATTGATCTCCATAACAGGAGTTTCATAATTCAAGTCCCTGAATTTCAACTTGTAGGTATCCTCTGAGAACAACATGGCGCCACGGTACGTTATCATAATTTGTTCAAGAATGTCTGCCGCATTACCCTCCTTGATCACGAGGTCACACGTCCAACCTTTTTCATCACAGTAATCAGCCGTTTCCGATATAATGGCGTCAAGACGGGCATCAGAGATACCGACACCTGCACGGGTGCGGGTGCAGAAATCATAGGCCTGCACTGCCCCGTTTCGTGAAAATCCAACTTCACCCGTCCGGGGATCCTTAACCTTCATACCGTCAATCAAGAGGGAGAACTGAGGCAGACCATTAAACAGGTCTTGATCGTATTCAAGCTTGATATAGATATACGCAGTATTTTTCTTCGGCTCATTCCATTCCGGAATCGCATTGTGGAGAGTCGCACATACTGTCTGCGTAGGAGAGCCATTGAACATCTCAAAATAAACTTTGTCTCCAAACTTCGTGTAAATATCATCATCAAGAAAGAATTGATCCACCCCGCCTATATTAACGATCCCCTCGATCTCTCCTTCACAGATGTTGCCGATAATGTGCAGGAATTTATTATCCTCGCCGGATACGCCGGTATACACCCGGTTAATCCCAACCCGACATCGACCGAGGACTATCGGCAAGGGGATCGTATTATCACAGGTATTGATCTGCCAGCCCTGACGCTGTTCTTCATCCCGTCGTATAGACGGTACCGATCTACGCGACAGATAGGCCATCGTCAAAGATGATACGGCAAGGAACGTCATAAATATTTGAGCGCCGGTCATTCCGCCCAGTACAGTAGCCATAACTACTCTACCCTCCTGGCGCATATCAATTCATAATATTTCATCGGGGTTACCTGAACTCCTGCATCGGAGAATGATGAAGCTATATTTCCATTTCCAACGTAGACGGCCGGAAAGTAATGTCCTTTTTCACTTTTCAGAACAACAATATCCCCGCGTCTCAGTCTGTCAACCGGCACGCCCTGTAATTCAAACGCTTTTACAAGTTTTTCTTTAATCTGCTCCTGCGTCGCCTTATCAGCAAAGTTCACATAATTGGATAGATTCAATCCATCCACCTCTGTCACCACCTTATCCCCGAGCCCACGGGCACATAAGAATTCATAAACGAAATTCAGACAGCCATAACCATTCTTCCCGTCACCGGCCGGGGAATACGGTTTATTAAGAAATTTCGTGAATGTTGTTGCAAATGTCTCCATCATTTCCCCATTGCCCTTGAAAATTGCGAGTGATATGGGCTTAACGTAAATCCATCAACAAAAGAACGATATTGATTATATTTGCGTTCTAAACATAACGTCTCGTTTCCATTATAGAGATAATCCAAGACTGCCTGAACCTTGAGCGCACCCCATATACCAAGCCTAAAAATAGAACGATTCGGGGCCACCCTTGATTCAAAGTGGAGATATTTTTGTAAGTGTTTTTTAATGTATTCCAAAACTCCTTCCGACCCATCAATAACCACCGTTGCTGTTTGGCAGGTCGCTTTACTGAAATTCCCATCTCCATCATAATAGCCAAGAATAAACGATCGTGCATACTCTTCTGGGATGTTGATAGGTTTCGCAGTGAGTGATTTTTTCGGCACAATGCCATAATGCATCACACTTTCAATCAGATCACGGCTTTCAAACTCTATCCGAACCGCCCTATTGTTTTGCTCATATCGAACCTTCTTGTCGGGATCGCAACCCATAAACCTACTAAACTTCTCAAGGTGTCCTTTATCTCTTGATTGCAATCCAATTGATAATTTGTATCTTGTATCCCAGCTCGGTTTTTCCGTAGGCCCATGTTTTTTGAATCGTCTTTGAATATAGACGTTTCCATCTGCCATTAAAAAGCCAATCCAATAAAACATTTCATGAGATTGCTCTGTAAATGCGTGTTTGTTCATGTCGTTATTTTCCTTGGTAATTCCGTGTCCTGCCCCACCAGACGCTTTTGGTCATTGTCGCCGCAAGAAAACGATCCCCGCCGAAATTGGCCTCATTGTTTCTTTGCTGACAGGCTTCATAGGATTTATCACATACTTCTTCTGCCCCGGTGTATCCACATTCAACGCCTTTGTACGACCACGGGCAGGACGTGGACTGTATCCTGAGCGGTTCCTTGTTCCAGAGCACCATTTCATTCGTCAGCGTAATTCTAGCCATGTTATCGCCGGTCAGATCCCAGCCGCCGACGATCCCCCGGAAAAGCGAGGCGACCACTCTATCAGTCTGTACTCGTGGGACTCCCCCGTCATCAACGTCTGTCTCGGTAATGATTGCAAGCAGTACCTGTCCCCATCTGTTCCGCACATCCTCGCTTAATAAGACTGAACTGATACCCTGATTTGTGTCGTCAACATCAATATCGAACGAGTCCACGGCAAGCCCTGAATTGCCCTGAATCGAGCTAAATTTGAAACCAACCGGCGCATAGGTATTGCCCTCATAATAGAACTCATTGTCTCCATCAGTCAGATATAACGGGGAGTCGAAGTCCAGTTTCAGCAGGAAAAAGAAAGTGAAGTGATCTGCCTCTAATGCTTTGATTATGTCGGGATCAAGCGCTCTCATCCCGCAAGTCCTTTCAGTTTCAATCCGGTGGAATACAGCCGGTAGGCGAACAGTTCCTTCGTCATCTCATCCTCGGCGAATCGGCACCGGATTCTATGTGTGCCGATAATGTCACAACTTATGATTGCGTTCTCGACCGGGGCCGTGGTGAACTCCACACGGTCGGAACCGCCGGCGCCTCCGCCGGTCAGGAGACTATACGATCCGGGGAGTCCGTCTACATAGACAGTGGCAGGGCCGTCGATAATACCCGGTATATCGAATATCGTTGTCGTCCCATCTCCAATGCCGACATACAAGCCTTTGTGAGATTCCGTCAAAATCGTGAAGAAGTAGAACTCCTTGTACGCCCCTCCCATTTCGTTGTAGAAATCCCACAGCGTATCCACCTCGTCCGGAGATAATGCGCCGTAGGTGACTACTACGTCGTAAGTGGGGAAGGCGCTTTTTCTCCTTCTCTGTTCTCCTCCGCCGTCGAACTGAGAAACAATAGTTCGCCATTTCTGCGTTATCCCCAGTGGATATTGTGGTGTTGGTGATGCCGGGAAGTTAGCCATTTAAGAGCCCCCTCATTTCTTTTCTGCCTACATTCTTTTCGAGAGCCGTTACACTGGCCCGTATGATTGATACGGCGTTGCGCTGACAGAGTCGCTCAAATCCCTCGGCGTCAGGGGAACTGATAACGAAATAGTTGTTAGTCGTCTGAGTTTTAGAGCCAAGAGCTTCCATCTGGCCTTTCGTGAAGACCCCTTCCCCTTTCTGCAAAATGGCGGGCATTTCATCCGGGAGAAGTCCGCTGTGGTAACGGGGGATATTGTCCAGTCCGATCACGCCGCCGGAGTGCATAGCTATTGGCGTGATAACAGCGGCAGCCGTCCCGCCCCCGCCGAAATAACCTCCGATACCAGCAAGTAGGCTTGTTCCCAATGCCTTCGCCCCCATCATAGCCTGGGTAGCTAACCATTCAGCCGCCATTCTTCTCATAACATCTATAAATTTATCGAGCATTCCGTCAAGTCCCTCGTCCCATGGATCGAAGAAAAAGTCTGCCATAACATCCTGCATATTTCGCATAGCCTGAAGCTGGAATTCGTTGATTTCCTCTGTTACAGTTTTCTCTTTGCCTTTAATGCGCTCAATTTCCGCTGAGTACCATTCATCTAGAGCAAGTTTGTCGTCAATATATGAACTATATGCATCATATTGCTCTTTCAGCTTGGCAAGTTCATACTCTTCCGCAGATCTCGTTGCCCTCATATGAGCTTCTCGAAACTCTGCCTGTTTATCTGCGTACTCTTTTTCGTATGCTTCGAGTTCCTCCCATTTGGCGGCTTCGTCCCTCAGGTATGTTTCAACTTGCAATTTATGAATTTTTTCGGCTTCGATATCTGCTTCTGCTTCTGCTTTTTTTGCTGCTGCCTGTGCGATAATGTCTTCAGTCACCTTTCTCCGGGCTTCTGATTCTTTCCGATAGCGTTCCAGTGACGCTTTCATGCGATCCTGCTCCGCCTGCTTTTCCGCCGCCAGTTGAGCCTCAAGCGAGGCGAGCTCTTTCTCAAGTTTTTCTATTTCTTTGCTTGCGATCCCGCCTAAATCACCGAGACCTGAGATGCCTTCGGTTTTCAACGATTCTAACTGCTTTTTTGTTTGTTTTATTTTTTGGGCGGTCGTACTGCCGAACAGGGCATCTCCCACCGCGCCTAATCCGACCCACGCGGCCATGAGCGTGCCGGATTCTTCTTTTGCGAATTTCATAACGGAGACGGTTTCATTCAGCCAGGGGATCAACCCTAACGCGATTTCACGCCCTACGCCCACGGCTTGATTTTTCAATATGTCTAATTGGTCATTGAGATAAGCGGCCTGTCGCGCGGTTTCCGTACTGATCACCAGCCCCATTTCTTTGGCCTTCTGTTGCATTTTTTCAATTCCTGCAGCCCCCATGTTGAGCATTGGTATCAGTTCAGCCCCGGACTTCCCGAAGAGCCGCATGGCGATAGCTGTTTTGTCGGCGCCGTCTTCCATCTTGGAGAGCTTTTCGGCGACTTCCTTCAGCATGGTTTCGGCATTTTTCAGAGTACCGTCACCTTTGGTCACTTCAAGATTCAACATCTCAAAGGATTCTTTAGCTTCACCTACACCCCGCCGCATATCATTCATGTTCATGGCAAGCCGCTGTGTGCCTTTTGCAATGGATTCAAGGGAGGTTCCGGCCTGCGAGGCTACCAGAGCCATGCCGGAGAGAAATTCTGAGGTAGTTCCGGTCTGTTGGGCAAGCTTGCCCATCTTATCGGCAACGTCGATTTGCTTTTTTACGAATGCCACCGTTGCCGCTGCGGCGGCTGCTACGGCATATTTTGTATATTTGTTGAGCGCGGTGGCCGTCTCATTGAATTTATTCTTGACGGTGTTCATTGCCTTCTGCATGCCGCTGGCGTTGGACTGCACCGCTTTCCGGGCCTTGCCCATATCGGCTGAGAACTGGGCATGACCGGCTGATAATGCCGCATGTAGGGCTCCGATAGGCTGGCTCATTTTATTTCCTCTTCTTGATCCCGAGAGCCTTTTTCAACTCGCTCTCCATCTGCTTATGATCTTTCGGCGGCCCTTTATCGATCATGAACGTCTCAATTTTCGGCAGTTTTTTCTGCCGTTGCAAGGCCGCCAGCGTCCACAATTCCCTCATCTTGCCGTCCCTCTTTGAAATCACCGCCTTATTCGTCAGATACGGCGTCATCTCCCAGAATTCTACCGGGCCGATCCCCACTTGAACGGCCGCCTTAAACGCCGCCACAATCCAATCTTCGGTCGGCTTTTTTTTTCCGTAACGGGGTCCTCCGGCAATGGTTCGCCGCCGAAGTAGGCCCATTGGAGAGCTTCCTGCACATCACGGGCAAAGGGAATCAGAGGAGGGGAGAGTTCCTTGATCTTCTCCGCCGTCATCTCAGGATCGTCAATCCCCATTGCCCCGACAGAGGCCACCGTGTCAATGTCAAAGAGGTTCGGATTATCGCCGTGATTCGCCGATATCTCAGCGAGTACGCGCCACGGATACCTGAGCGTGTACGTCTTTCCGCCGATAATTACCTGTTTGTGGCCGGTTATCGGACTTGACATTTTAATCCTCATACGACCAGGCAACCTCACCGGTGATTTCAATGGTGATGGAACCGCTCACCTTGTCGTCAACGCCGCCACTGGCGCTCACGCCCATAACGTAGCCGGAGAAGGTCCCCGTGGATCCATCGGAGAAGGTAAGCTTGAAACTCTTTTCTTCCCGCGATTTCCTCGCATCCGAGGCAGCTTGTTGCCCTGCGTCCGATTCCAAGTCCCAGTTAATCGAGAGGGTCAACTGTCCCTCATCCATAAGGCCGATTTTCTTTTCCTTTGCCGTACTCCCCAAATGGGTGGTTTCGTACATTGAGGCCGATCCGCCGGGGCCGTCAAAGGTGACAATCTCGCCTATCTCCAGCCATTCCAACGGTGTAGCTACGGCAGCAGTGCCCATACCAGTGTACCCCGTGCTGTCATGAGCTACGGCGAAAGTATTGTCCGTCACGAATCGAATAATCCATGATTTGTTCAGGTCTGCCGCATGATCACCGGTGACACCGGAGATAGTCACGATATCGCCGTTTTTCAATCCATGACCTGTTTTGGTGAATATCGTTGGGTTCCCCGCGGCCGGGGTGCACCCGGTGACCGGTGTGCCTGTGCTCCCGCCGATTTCTAATTTTGTGCCTTGAGACTCGATCGCCATAATTTAGTCCTCCTGTTTTTTTTAATTCTCTGTGTGCCAAATTGTGAAATCCATTATTGTTCTATGTACCTTCAATTCCGGTTCGTAGATATCCCGCTCGCTGTCGAGCAGGCACGATCCTATTTTTACGCCGCTGACGATCCCTGTGTATCCATCAAGTGCTTTCCTGATCGCCTCCGCCAGTTTCTTTGCCCCACCATACGTTGCGTCCCATGCTTCGACTTGCATGCGTGGGTTTGCAAGTCCTGAAGGGCCTTCCAGATGGTGATCTCTCGGGCCGCTTATCTTCGCGTAGAGTATCAGCGGGCAAGTTGGGTTCTGGGGGATCATTACCGGATAACAGCGGGCAGTTATAGCTTTGACTGCTGCATCATTCACCAGTATTGATCTGATCGCCGTCTCTATCATCTCATCCTCATCAATCCAGCTTTTTGCTTGGCAGTTAACGTGCCCTTCTCGGCCTTTTTCACAAGGAGCCGCGCAGACCGCTGTATCGACTTCCACAGCTCTTCTTTCAGCCTGTTCATTGCCACCGTTTTATTTGCGTCCCACGCCGTCCTGAGAAACGGCATGGCCGGGATGTAACCCCGATATGCGCCGGACTTCGTGTATCGTCGGCCGGTTCCAAATTCGAACAGATGGCCCAGGGGATGGGATGGCCCTATATATCGCGTCACCGTCGTTCTATCTCTTGGCCCGCGCGGACGCTGCGATTTCTTCAGCTGGCCGATTTTTATCGAATCCGCTATTTTCTGCGATTCAAACGGCAACGCCTGCGCATTCTGTTTCGCCGCGTCCCGTATTGGTTCCGCCGCTTTCGTCAATGCCCGCCGGACAACGCTTTTCTTCATGCTCTCTGTGGGCAGTTGTTCAAGAGCCTTCACCAATTCGGCGAATCCGACTAATTTAAAAGTGAAAGCGTCTTTAGCCATTATTCTCCTCTCGCCGCTACAAGCAGTTCAAGCCCCTCACGCCTGCCAAGCTCCAACGCCGCATGTATGTCATATTCTCTGCCGTCTGCATCAGCCAGCCTGTCCAGCGGCCCGACGTCATCACGCCACCTGATACGGTACTTGCAGGTTATATTCGCAACCACCTGCTGGGCGTTCCATCGCTCGCCGCCTCTGAGTTCCAATCGTTCCGCCCATACCTGCGCCACGTCCTGCCATTCCGCAATTTCCTCGCCGAAGTCGTTGACAGTAGAGACTTTTTCCTTCAGCGTTACAAGCCGATCCATGCGCCCCGATCTCATCAGCCGAACCTCGTATGAATTGTATATTGTCTCAACAGACTATCCACGGCCGCGTTCAGATAATTCACCGACGCCCCGATAACCACCGTACCCCGGTGTTCGTAGAGATCACTGATCTTAAGCAGTATTGCCGATCTGATCCCCTCCGGCACATCTGCGGCAGTATCCCCGTATCCGGCAACGTAGGTCACCTTTATTGGCCGGTCAGGGTAGAGCGTGCCCGTCGGCCATGACTCCCCCGGCTTCAGGATCAAACGTCCCGGTTCGCTTGCCGTATCGGTGTCGAAGCCGGTGAAGGTGTTGTCATAGCCGGTGTCGCCCTGCAAACGATAGGTAATATCTGCCGATTGCAATGGAGGATACGGGATTACAATATCGCCGCCGGGCCACACATCAAGATAATACTCCCAGGTCTGTGTTATCAGCCGCCTGCCGATTTCCTGTTCTGTCTGTATTCGGGCCGTGGCAATGAGCCGGTCAAGGAGACCATCTTCAGTCGTGTAGGCCGCCGCCGCCGCAGCAGTTGCGGCAAGACGCAGATGAAGCTTCACGTCCCCTTTCGTGATCGGCTCTATTGTAGGGCCTGTGTTTAATGTCAGTTTCACGCTATCACCTATGCGTTCAGGTAGTACCCACCAGTCACAAGGGGTCGCCAGAGGACAGTCACGTCTACTACCGCCCCCGATCCTGCCGATCCGCCACCGATGGTAAGCTGTATCTTCTTCGTGGCCACCGTAACGACCGGTCCCCTGAATACGTGATAGAAGTTGCCCGTCAGATTGGCCTTCGCTCCCGCCGCCGTTGAGAGTATTTCAATCGGGGTGCCGTCATCAGTCGCCACTGATATGCCGGTGAAGGTATCCACCGCTGAAAGATCGTCAGGCACATGCACTATCACAGCGTCAATGAAGAGATTCTGCGCCGTGGCCGTCATAACATCGTAAGCCGCCGCTGCCTGATTGAGGGATATCTGTTTATAGTTGACCGTCGTACCCGGCATGAAGGATTTCGGCACCCACGCATAGCCGTTGTAGAGCCACATGAAGCCGGTATTCCATTCGTAGAATGTACCGCCGTTCTGCGTGTTTGCCGTCGGCTTGGTATCGGTCGAAAGACCGATGAAACGATTCTCCAGACTTCCTATTCTTGTTACCGCCATCTCCTGTGCCTCCTTTCACTTTTTGGAGGGGCGGGGGCGACCCGGAGAGGTAGGCCGCCCCCTGTGAACATTACGCCCCCGTATCAGCAGGTAACGCAATAGCATAGACCTCGATTGCCCCTGCTTCAGACCCACCCGTGCCGTCCGTTACGCCAATGACAAGAGCCTTCTCTTCGCCCAGCTCTCCGGCGAAGGTGTAAATCTCATTTTCTGCCGGGGAAGCAGGACTCCCGCCGTGCCCTATAGTGGCGTAGGTCACGGTATCGCCGTCGGTAATGGCGAAGGTGGGCAGATTCGTTGTAGCGGCGAATGTCTCAGTGATCTTGACGATCAGCATAATCGCCCGGTCACCGTCGCCGGTCCCGTTGGCCGCCAGGACTTCTATTTTTGTCTCGCTGGTATCGTCGGCATGATCTGCTGTTGCCACACCTGCTACCATCGTTCCGACAAGGGCAATGCCCGTGGTGAGCTGATCGGCGGTAACGGGAGAGCCGTCAAGTATCAATGCTCCCCCGGATTCAATGGTGATTTTCCCGCCATCGGCGACAACTAGCTCTTCGCCGCCCTGTTTTCTGTACACTTTTGTTTGGTATCCCATCTCTCATTCCTCCGTATCCGGTGGCTTCCCCCCGGCGGCCCCGGATAAGACCGCCGGGAGTACCCACTTAAGGGCCGGGTTAGTGGTTACGCTTCGCTGGGGCTGACAAGGTGCGTCGCTTTAAGCAGATCTGCATTTGCGTCCGGTCCCATCTTACCCTTATAACGGATAGCGGTAACTCCACAGATTACTGCATTCTGAACGGCAGGCGTTACCGTAACCTCAAGATATCGCTTAAGCGGTTTGTACACATCGACAGCAATTGCCGATTGCGTACGCGCGGCGTCTGCGGCAGTTACTGTATGTGCCGCCGTACCGGCAACAGCGGCCATTGTGCCGCCTCCGCTGTCGGTATCCTGAAGGACCTGGACATTGATTGTCCCATTCTCAATGATCGTGCCAAATTCAGCAATGAAGAGGACGCCTTCATATCCCTGCATGTCGATGATGCTAGAAGTTTTTGCAGTCGTCCCTGCGGCAAAATACCCCAGTATCTGATCTATTTTTACATTTTTCAAAAGATTCATTGTCTTATCTCCTTTATTTTTATTTGTTAGGCGCTCAATGTCACGCGGGCGAAGGCCTCTTCCAGCACCGGCATACCATCACTTTCGAGCCGCCCAATAAAACCCACCTGATTGGTTGCCGCGTACAGTTCGTTCAGCCTCTGAACACGCATATTCAGCGCATCGGCAATCCAGTAATAAGAAAAATCACCGATAATGCCGACATATTTACCTGCTGTGAAGGTGCTTGGTGCATACTCGGACATTTTATAGGGCCGACCGAGGATCATGTCAGGCTGTCCGCCCTTAATGTCAGGCTGCCAGATATACTGTCCTTCGCCATCTTTCAGTTTGCGGAGCTTCTTCACTGCGTCACGGTGGAATATCCACTGAGCCCGCGGATGATACTGTGCTTTAAGGCTGTACAAAGCCTCAAGAAGGCCGTCCGTTGTGAACGCTGTTGCGGTGTTGCCGGTGGAAACATCGCGGGCAGTGCTTATCCCAAAGCCCGACGTTGCCGCCGTAAAGACTCCCATAGGCTGGTTGGAGCCCGACCCATTCAAATAGGCATTTTCTGCGGTTACACCAAACTTGTACGCGAGGCGGGAAATAACGAGCCCTTCAATGTCCATAGCGGACACTCTG